CGATGACCGTGCCCTATTTCTCAAGCTCGGCGCTGCCGAAGTTCTCGATGCGTTCGAGCGCACCACCGTCTTCAAGGGCAAAACCCGCGAGCGCAACATCAAAGGTGGGAAGTCGGTTGCCTTCCCAATCACCGGGAAAATGGCAGCGAGATACCACTCGCCCGGCGTTCCGATTCTCGGTGAAGGCAACAACCCTTCCGACCTGAACGAGCGCCTCATTGAGCTCGACGGCCTGATGATCGCCGACGCTGCTGTGGCAGAGATCGACGAGCTGATGGCGTACTACGACGTACGCCAGATCTACACCACCGAACTCGGCCGGGCCCTGGCCTACGAGTACGACAAGCGTGTGGCTCGCATCCTGTTCGCCGCCGCCTCCAATGTCACCGAGCCCCTGGGCAAGGCTGGCAACGCTGGCCGCATCGGCGCGGGCAAGACCCTCACCGCTGGCTACGCCGCTGCCACCAACCAAGCCAAGGGCGACGAGCTGGTCGACGCGATCTTCGCTGCACGGGTGAACTTCGATAAGAAGGACGTCCCCGTTGACGGCATGTATGCCGTGTTTGCGCCCGAAGAGTATTACTACATCACGCAATCTTCGCGCGCGATCAACGCGGACTTCAACGGCGGCAGTGGCGGCAACGGCACCATCGCCAGCGGCAAGACCCTGCAGGTGGCCGGCATCCCCATCCTGATGTCGAACCACGTCACCCAGGCGGCTTACACCAACGTCACCGGCGACAAGAACACTGACTACGCTCAGGATCTGTCGAAGTGCCGCGGCCTCATCTTCAACAAGGAAGCCGCCGGCGTGGTGACTCTGATGAGCCCCTCTCTGCAGATCACCAACGGCGACTGGAACGTCCAGATGCAAGCAACCCTGATGGTGGCCCGCCAAGCCATCGGCATGGGCGTGCTTCGCGCTGAGGCCGCCTACAAGGTCGTGGTGCCTTAGGCTTCTATCCGACTCCCGCGAGTCGAGTGGAATGAGTTGGGGCTGGCTACGGCTGGCCCCTTTTTTGTGCGGCTCGTACAGTTAGGGCTACGGCCCCGCAGAGAAAATGGGCACCGCCAACCAGTCACTGACGCCAGGGCGGACCAGCCTTCTCGAGGCCGTCAACGTGCTGCTCGAGAACATCGGCGAAGCGCCGGTCGAAACACTCGAGAACGAGCAGGTTGCGGAGGCTCGAATCGCTGAGCGCACCCTGCTCGAGTTTCACAAGGAAGGGCAATCCAGAGGGTGGGCGTGGAACACCGAATCCGGCTACCCCTTCAGCAAGGACGTCACCACCAACACGATCACCGTGCCGGCCAACGTGGTGCGGTGGTCGCCCGATCCGTACCAGTGGGCTGGGCGCTTTCAGCTGCGTGGGCAGAAGGTTTACGACCGCGAGAAGCGCACCTCAACTCTGGGTTCTGACATCACTCAGGTGCTGGCTGATGTGGTGTTCCTGCTGCCGTGGGATGACTGCCCAGAGCCTTTCAACCGCTGGATCACGATTCGATCCGCTCGTGTCTTCAGTGATCGCGTCCTGAGCTCTGACGCCCTGTTCAAGTACACGGCCATCGACGAGCAGGCAGCGCTGAATGAGCTGCTGCGGATGGAGGCCGAGAACGACCACTACAACCTGCTGACCGGCGGCCCTGGCCTGCGCCCCTTCCCGACTTACAGCCCGGGCTACGGCCTGCTGCGCGGACCGGGAGGAGGGCATCTCATTGGCTGAACTCTTCTCCTACACGATCCCCAACCTGTTCCAGGGGATCAGCCAGCAGCCCGATGCGCAGCGTGACCCGACCCAGGGCGAGCTGCAGATCAATGGCTACTCGTCAATTTCGGAAGGGCTGAGGAAGCGGGAGCCAACGCAGTCGCTAGCCAAGATCAGCACCACCGATTTGGGCGACGTGTTCGTCCACTCCGTGCTGCGAGACAGCGCAGAGAAGTACCTGGTGGTGATCAGCAAGACCGCCATCCGGGTGTTCGATCTGGCCGGCACTGAGTACACCGTCAGCGCCGCGGCGGGTGCGTACACCTATCTGTCGTCGGTGGTGAGCGCCAAGAGCGACATCCGCGCCGTCTCCATCGGCGACTACACCTTCATCTCCAACACCCGGGCGCTGCCGGACATGGACAGCACCCTGCTGGCCCCATCGACCGCCAGGCCCGCCACCCATGAGGCACTGGTCTGGGTTAAGGCCGCCAACTACGGCCAGAAATACACCGTCACCTTGAACAGCACGACGGTGGATGTGACCACCGCCACGGCGGCCGTGATCGTGGTGGGCAGCACGCTGACCGAAACCAAGATCAGCGCGGCTGAAATCGCCGAGAACATCAAGACCGGCCTGGCCGGCGTGAGCGGCGTCACGATCGAGCGCAGTGGATCGGTGCTGCACTTCAAGAGCAGCAGCGCCATGACAATCAAGGCGACGGATGCTCGCGCCAATGCCGACATCACGGCGATCACCAACAGCGTTCAGGTGTTCACCGAGCTACCGACCATCGCGCCAGTCGGCTACCAGATTGAGATCACCGGCGACCCGGGCAATGCCTGGGATGGCTACTACGTCGAGTTCAAGCCGCGCTCCGGCCAGGGCACTTTCGGCGAGGGCTCCTGGAACGAAACCGTTGCCCCGGGCGCCGAGTACCGCATCAAGCCGAGCACGATGCCGCACGTCCTGGTGCGCAAGCCGGACAACACCTTCTATTTCGGGCCGATGGACGGCTCGACCATCGCCACGGGCGTCACGCTGCGGAAGTGGGGTGATCGCACCTGTGGCGACTATGTGACGGCTCCCGACCCGAGCTTCATCGGCAAGGGCATCCAGGATCTGTTCGTCTTCAAGAACCGCCTGGGGATCCTGGCTGACGAGGCCGTGGTGCTCAGCCGCCCCGGCGAGTTCTTTGAGTTCTTCCCAGAGACCGTCACCACAACACTGGCGACTGACCCGATCGACATCAAGGCCAGCGGCACACGGGTCAGCGTGCTGCGTTACGCGGTGCCGTTCCAGGACGAGCTGATTCTGTTCTCGGACCAGACGCAGTTCCGCCTCTCGAGCAACGACACCACGTTGACCTCGGCCACAGCGCAGATCACCGCGCTGACCCAGTACGAGATCGATACCCGCTGCCGGCCAACACAGATCGGCAACGGCATTGTCTTCGCTCAGGCGGCCGGCGACTGGACCAAGTTTCGTGAGTTCAGCATCCGCGGCAGCGGCACTTCGATCGCGGCAGATGCGGTTGAGCTGACCCAGCAGGTGGCGGCCTATGTGCCGAGCGGAGTGTTCCGCATCGCGGCCGATGACACCAGCAACAGCTGGTACGCCATCAGCGACAGAACGGGCTACCTCAACAGGATCTACGCGCAAAAGTTCTTCCTGCGAAACACGGGCAACGGCGTCGAGCGCCTGCAGAACAGCTGGAGCCATTGGCAGCTGAGCGGCGCCGACAAGGTGCTCCAGGTGCTTGCTATCCAGGAAGTGCTTTATCTGCTGGTGCAGTACGGCACGGAGGTCTGGCTGGAGAGGATGCCGATTGCGGATCAAACCGCAGAGAGCGCCACCAAGCCCACCCCACTGCTGCTCGATCGCTGGGTGTCCACCACCACGGACACTCCGACAGCGATTCGCGTTGCGGCGGGCAACTACAGCGCCACGACGGGCATTACGACGTGGACGCTGCCCTACACGATCAAATCCAAAACGCAGGCTTGGAGCTCGTTCTCGACGGCCAATGGCGGCGTGCTGCTCGGGGAAGCAAGCAGCGGCAGCACGATCACGGCGCGTGGCGACTGGAGCGCCAAGGCGATTTTCTTTGGCGAGGTCTACGACTTCCAGTACCGCTTCACGCGGTTCAAGGCGATGCGAGAGATCGGCAGTGGCAAGACCGCTGCCAACAGCCTGCGGACTCAGGTGCGCAAGGCGCTGCTCCGGTATCACGAGACCGGCTATTTCGAGGCGCACGTCAAGGCTGAGCGCCGCAGCACTGCTGTTTACAAGTACAGCGGAGTCATCCTCGGCAGCCGCAACAGCGTTGTGGGCCGAGACGCCTGGAACTTCGATCAGGCGACAGAGGACAAGCGGTATCAGGAGGGGGTGTTCACCATCCCTGTCCTCAGCAAAGGGGACAACTGCGTGGTGGAGATCCACAACGCTTCTGCCCTCCCTTGCAAGTTCAGCACTTGCGAGTGGATCGGCCTCATCACCGGCAAGGCCAAATCAATGCAATGAGATTCACCGACCCCGCCACGCACGACATCGAGCGCTTGGCCCAATTACTGCGCGCGGAAGACCGCCGCGAAGCGAGGGCCAGCCACGGCCTGGGTGCCAGGGAGGCGGTGTGGCAGAGCTGGAACGGCAGCTCAGAGCGCCATGGGATTCTGGGTGACGACGGCGATCTGATCGGGCTGTGCGGCGTCTGCCCGGACTCCGGCGCTGGGGAGATCTGGATGCTTGGCACCGACGAGCTGGTGGCCACACGCAGTCACAAGGTGCAGCTGGCCCGCAAGGGGCGGCAATGGGTGGATGAACTGCTGCCGGATTGGCGGTTCCTTCATAACTGGGTGTTTGCGGCCAACACCCGGTCAGTGGCGTGGCTGCGGTTCCTGGGCTTCACCGTTCATCCGGCCCAGCCCCATGGGCCTTACGCCCAGCTGTTTCGTTATTTCTGCAGGGAGGCGGACTGATGGATCCCGTAACGCTCTTTTCGCTGGGGATGGCCGCCGTCAACACCGGCATGGGCATCGCTGGCGCCGGCGCCCAGAGCGCATCTGCCAGGCAGCAGTATCAAGACGCGCTGAGGTTTCAGCGGGTCAGCGACAAGTACGCGCGCTGGTCCTCAAAGATCAACGCCCGCATCGCCAACACCCAGAGCAAGTACCGCTACTGGGCCGAGACGGTCAACTACAACCAGAACCTCGGCTACGTCAACCAGCTGCGGAACTATGAGCTGGTCAAGGCCTACAAGCAGGCTGATGTTGTGCGCCGCACGCGCACCTCTGCCATGGCGGACTTCAGCCTGCAGAGCCAAGCGCTGAGCGAAGGCATCCGGGAGCAGGCCTCTCAAGACGCCGTTGCTGCCTACCAATACGCCCATCAGGCGATGAAGGCGCAGTCGCAGGTGGTGGCCAGTGGCCAGGAGGGCGCCAGTGTCGATCGGCTGGTGAACGACTACGCGCGTCAGCTGGGTGACTTCGAGGCGCTCAAGCAGATCAACCAGAACTTCCGGGAGCGCCAGTACACGCGCGAGCAGGCCGGCCTCGTGGCGAACTACGTCAGCCGATACAACAGCCAGCAGTTCTATGACCCTGCCCCGTATCAAGACCCGGTGCGGCCGTTTGCGCCGTTGCCGACGCTGGTGATGCCGCAGCCGCCGTCGATGACGGGCGCAGGGCCGAGCCAGGCAGCCGCCAACTTGACCATGGGCAATGCGGTGCTCAGCGGCATCAACACCGGCCTGAGCGTCTGGCAGGGCCTGCAGCAGTTCACATCAAGCGGCAAAGCCGGCGCCGCAGCGGTCGGCAACTTGACCGACGGCATCCGCCAATACGGGGGCTAATCAGCAATGGCACGCGAACAACTACCTCTTGGGCAGATCCAGCCGGCAGCCCGCCCGGTATCGAGCTTTGTGCAGCCAGGGCTGATCGAAACAGCTCGCCCTGCGCAGCCCCAGCAGATCAACCTCTCCAGCGATCGGATCGGCCTGGTGCAGACCGCTGCCGCGCCGAACGTGCAGGGTTACGACCAGGGCGAGCAGCTGGCTCGAGCACTGGCTCCATTCAGCCAGAACCTCACCAAGCTGATGAATTACGGCGTCCAGCTGTACGCCTCAAATGAGTACCAGCAGGGCCAGAACGAAGCGCTGAAGGCCTACACGATCGCCAATCGCCAGCTGATGGTGTCGGCGGACGAGTACGCGGCCGAGAACCGCGACGTGGCCCGGCAGGATCCCGTCGCTGGCCTGCTGATGGATCGGGCCAACCCATTCCGCACGGCCGGCCGTCAGAACCAGCTGAGCAAGCTGGCGTCGGTTGAGATGCCGATGATCATGCGGCGGGAGTTCAACCAGCGCCGCGCTGATCTGGCGCTACTGGACCCCGCCGACCCGAAGGTCAATGCGGTCAAAGCGGCCGCCATCGCCCAGGTCAGCCAGAAGTTCGGCCTGAGCGAGTTCACCCCCGGCTTCATGGACTACGTCCTGCCGCGGATGAACAGCGAGTGGGACAAGATCACCCAGGACCAGATTGACGACCACAACAAGTATCTGGATGAGACGGTGCCGCGGATTGCGGCGGCCACCATCTACGGCCGAGTGAAGAAGGCCATGGCGGACGGCGTGCCGCTGGCCCAGATCGTCGCCAACGAAACCAGCTACCTCGATCAAGAGGCGCGGCGTTTTGGCATCCCTGGCAAGGGCCAGGAGATGAAAGAGAACGCGATCAAGTCGGCGATCTCCATGGCGATGGATCCGCAGACCGGCGTGATCGATCGGGAGGCGCGGGCCGTCATCGGCTCGATCTTGGTTGGCCCGCCGGACACCAACGGCTACCGGCCCACAGCCCAGCAGATGTACGGGCTGGAGATCCTCGAGGCGACCGATAAGTACGACCAGATGAACTATCGCGCCCGCAAGGCGCAGCAAGAAGCCGTGGGCCAGCGGTACGCCGACGAGGTCGCCGGAGCCACCCTTGGCCTACCGGATGGCCCAGAGAAAGCCGCCCGGCTTGAGCAGATCAGGGGCCAGTACCAGGGGCAGCTGCCGCTGTCGGAAATGCTCAAGATCGAGCAGAGCACCACCAACGTCACCGAGGACATCACCAGCCGCGGCTTTGCGGACGACGCTGGGGCCGTGTTTCTGCAAGAGGCCGATGCGGCCTATGGCAGCGACTGGGATCCGGCTCAGTTCGATCGCCTGTTCCAGCTGGAGCTGCAGCAAGTTGCACCCGAGAAGCGCGCTCAGTTCTCGGCTCAGTACGCCGAGGTGCGCCGCCGCAAGGAAACGCAGAAGCAGAACATGCCGGACAGCCTCATCAGCGGCGCCATTGCGCGCCAGGTGAAGGCAAACCTGGAGGCCAACTACCCCGACACGGTCACTGCGGCCGTCCGCGGGGCGCGCAACATTGAAGAGCTGATGGCCACCGGCGACGCCAACGCCGCCGCGTCCGCAGCCCGCCAGAACGCCGCCTTCCGCACCTCGATCTACCGGGCCATTGATGCCAAGCGCGCCGAGCTCGACCGCGACCTCACTCCGGCCGAACAGCAGCAGGTGATCGATTCCACCTTGACCGGGTTCCAAAAGAACGCACCGGCTACCTGGAAGACACTCTTCCCCGGCACCAATGGCCAGCCAAGCACGGTTCCATTTGGGACCACCCGCCCTGGCGCCGATCGCCCTGAGCCGCCCAAGCCGCCGCCGGGTCGCCGCGCGCAGGGAGCGCCCACCTTTGGCGTTGCCCAGTTGGATGCCATCCCCAACCGCGAGCAGCGGCTGCAGAACTGGCGCGGCGAGGCCGTGCTCAGCGCATCCGAGACCGCGCGCCTGATCCCGCTGGCCCTGGGCGGCCAGTCACTGCCGGCCCCGCTGGCCCGCGCGGCCAAGGCAGCCGGCACTAGCCCGCAGCAGTTCTTGCTCCAGCAGGCGGACTTCTACCCCAACGACATCAAGCTGACGCCCGCACAGCGTTCACAGCTGGGCCGCAGTGGCCAGCAGGCGAGGGCAACGCAGAGCTATTCGCAGCAGGTGGCTGCAGCGCAACGGAACTCGCAGTCGCCCCTGGCGGCCGCTGGCATGTGGGCCCTCAACGCGCTGACCGGCACGGCTCCTGCCTACGCCGGCTCGAGGCAGAGCTTCACCGCCGTGCGCCAACCGATGGCCACTATCTCGGGCCCGGTCAACCTGAACCGCCTTCGCCAGGCCATCTTCGGCAAAGAAAGCGGCGGCAACTTCTCAGCGGTCAACCCTGATTCCGGCGCGCTTGGCATTGGCCAAGTGATGCCTGAAAACGTCGGCCCCTGGACGCAGAAGCACTACGGCCGCCGACTGACGCCCAAGCAGTTCCTCGCCAGTAAGGACGCCCAGCTCGCTGTCGCCAATGGCCAGCTGGGCGAAATCATCCAGCAACAACTCAGGGCTGGATACAAACCAGACATCGCTATTCGCCGCGCTGCATCCATTTGGTACAGCGGGCGTGGCGACCTCTACGACGACGGCCGCCCGCAGTATTCCAACGGCCGCCGGTATCCATCCATCCGGGAATACACGACCGACATCCTCAATCGCTACCGCAGCGGGAGCTGATCCATGCCCATCGAGTACGTCACTGACCCCCGCACCGGGAAAGTTGTTGCCAAGGGCTCGCTGGGCTTTGGCCAGCCTGTTGTCCCTGAGCGGCCCCCAGCCCCTCGCGCCAAGCCCAAGCCGAAGCCCAAGCCACAGGCCAACAGCTTCTGGGGCGTCGGACCCCGCGGCTTCTCGCTGAACAAGCTCGGCAATGACCTCCGCTACGAGCTCAACCAGCTGACGAAAGACCCGCTGCGCAGCGTTGAGCGCGCGGCCAACACCACCATGCGCAGCACGCCGGCTGGCATCGCCTTCAAGCAGGGCAGCCTTGGCGCCACTGCAGCGACCGCCAACGCCGTCCGCGCCGGCATCGAGTGGAAGCAGCGCGCCGGCGGCCGCAAGCAAACCGACTACACCACCAGCCCAACAGGCCGCGCCGTCGACCGGGTGGTCGACCACGTCTACCGCTCGGCAGGGGTGACGCCTCCATCGCAGATGACGCCCGAGGAGAAGGGCGTCGACGATCTCCGCAGTGCGCTCACGCTTGGCGTTGCTGGCGGCGTTGGAGTTGGCGTTGGCCTGAAGGCGCTCAGCGGCGTCCGCTTCGTTGGCCCCGCCGCTCAGAACCTTGCCAATGCCATGAACCCGGCCCTGGCGTCGTCCTGGCAGGGCTCCGCCGCGCGACTGGCATTTGATGCGGCCGTTGGCGAGGCCGTCACTGCGCCGCTGGATTACACCGCTACTGGCGGCAGTGCTGTTGGCCTGGTCGACGCAGTGCTTGGCACCAAGCTCGATCCGGTCAAGCCCGGGATGGCTTTTCCCGATGCGGCCGCAGCCTCATTCATCCCCAACGTCGCGTTCGGCGTTGGCTTGGGCGGCGCCTTCATGGGCATCAACCGGGCGCGGAAAGCCCGCAGCGTGGTGCAGCAGACCGTTGAGCAGCCCCGGGCGGAGCTCGAGGGGGCTGGCCTGGTCCAGAGCGACCCCGATACCGGCGCCACAGCGTTCACCCCGGAGGCCGTGCAGGGCCAAAGCCTGCGCGAGGCCAATGCCGCCCTGGAGGAGAAGTACGGCATCAGCACGCCGGAGCCTGCTGCGGCGCCAGAGCCGGCCATTCCCAGCCAGGCGATGGAGCCAGGCGGCGCTGTCATGGAAGGGGAGCTGCCAACGGCTGACCCAGGGCTCGATCCATGGGCGATCGACTACGACCCCGAGCTGCCGGAGGCTGACGTCGCCCTCAGTCAGATCAAGAACGCCTCTGACGCTGAGCTACTCGACACCGTGCGCAGTGGCGGGCCCGTGCTCCAGGAGTTGGATCAGCGCATGGCCACTCGCCAGCCGCTTGAGCCGGACCCTGCGCTGAGCACTGAGCTGAACACGGCACCGAGCGACAGCCTCGCTGATCCGATCACCCCGTTTGTGCAGCAATGGCAGCAGCTGGGCAAGCGCGACCCCCAGCAGCTGGTCAGCGTCCTCCACCCCGAGGTGAACCCTGACCTGGCAGCAAGGGCTCAAGCGCTGACCGGCAAGGAATGGGAGGAGCTCACCCCGGCCGATGCGGTGCAAACGCTGCAGGCAGCCGCTGACGACGGCTCGATCGTCATCCCCAGTCGCCTGGTGCCCGGCCAGCAAATGATGAAGACGGGCGATCTCAAGATCGACCCGGCTCGCTTCCAGTTCAAGCAAGGCACTGACGCTCGCGGCGTGCAGCGCGGCTCCTCCCTCGAGGGCGTCGACCGCTGGAACACCGACATGGAGCAGCCGGTCGAGGTGTGGCAAGACCCGGCCGACGGCGAGTTCTATGTGGTGAACGGCCACAACCGCTTTGCCCTGGCCCAGGCGAAGAACATCCCGACCCTGCCGATCAAGGAGATCTTTGCTGAGTCGCCCGAGCAGGCGAAAACAGTTGGGGCCCTGAGCAACATCGCCACCGGCGGCGGCCGGCCAATCGATGCAGCCTGGTTCATCAAAGGCGCCGGCATCACCGAGCCTGGCCAGCTGGAGTCGCTCGGTGTGCCCCTGGCCCCCGACTCTGGCAACGGCCTTTCGGGCTTCCAGCTCAGCCGCCTGCCGGAGGACATCCTGCGCGCGGTCGAGAGCGGCCAGATCAAGGAGCGCCAGGGCCGGATCATCGGCGGCAGCGGGGCTGATGAGGCCTCCATGCGCGGCGCCTACCGCTATCTGGTCGAGAACCCTGGCACCACCAAGGGGCGCCTGAAGGGGATGCTCGAGCTGAGCAAGCAGATGACCGGCGAGGCCCAGTCGACTGGCCGCGTTGATCAGCCCGACATGCTCAAGGGCACCCCTTGGGATCAGACCTTCAACAAGCAGATGGTGGCGGTCGCCGACCTGGCGGATGAGGTGGCGACCCTGCTGAAGCGGGAGAAGCGCCTGTTCTCCATGGCGGACGCCAACTCGGCGGCGCTGGAGGCCAAGGGCAGCCGGATCGATAAGGCCAGCGCGCAGCAGGTGGCCGAGGCCAACGCCCGCGCCATCGACTACTTCCAGCGCACCTGGATGGAGACCGGCCCGATCCGCGATCTGCTCAACGAGGGCGGCAACCGCGTCGCAGCCGGCGAGAACAAGGGCGCGATCGCTAAGCAAATCAAGAACCGCTTGGTGGGTCAGCTCGCTGATCTGATGGGCGAGCAGGCCATCACCCGGGCCGACGTGGTCCAGGAAGATCTGCTGGCCCAGGCGCCGCAGAAGCTCGATGAGCTGCTGCCCGATGACCGCCAGGCGATGGAGATGCTGGCCATTCAGCGCGCCATCCAGAACGGCGAGGTGCGGCCGCCTGAAACGCCGATCCCCGATCTGCCGATGGATTCGGGTGTCGACCTGATGAAGGTCCAGCGCGATCTGGCCGAGAACACCATCACCGACGACGTGGTGCAGGCCATGGCGGACGAGCTGGAGCTCCGCGATGCCTACCGCCAGCTGGACGACGCCGTCGCCCAAGAGGCGGAGAAGGCCGCGCGCGACGCCGAGGGCTACGACCTCAAGACCTTCGATGAGAAGAAGGCCGCGGGGGTGGTGAGCGACTTCCAGGAACCGCCAGCATTGCCAACGCCTCCGCCAATCGAAATCCCAACTGGAGCCAGCCGCAAGATCACAGCTCGGACTGACGAAAGCCGGATCGAGGTTGCTGCACAAAGCCTTCAGAACTGGGCCGGCAGCGTCCTGGGCGAGCCGATGTCGCTGGATCAGGCCATCGCCTTTGTGCGGGGCAAGGGCGAGATCCTCGACCCGGACAAGATCCCTGGCCTGGACATGGACGCCGCCCGGGCCGACAAGACGAAGGGCGTGCGTGACACGCCTGCCACGGAGGCCGTTGCCCAGGCCTACCGCCAGTTCTATGGCGTCAAGTCGCCGGGGCTACGCGCCATGCAGGCAAGCGGCGCCATCCCCCCGGGCAGCGGCATCCCCAGCCGCCTGGTCGACGAGTGGCTATTCGAGAAGCCGGACGGCTGGGCCGCGTCTGCAGCGCAGCAGCTGATGGCAACCAAGAAGCCCAAGGACTTCACCAAGCGCGAGGCGTTCCTGGTGGATTTTGCGGCCGAGGTTCGGGACTTTGGCGGCGAGCGGCGCTTCCGCGATGCTTGGCTGAACAGGCTGGAGGGCGACGCCAACAGTTCCGCCGCAAAAGCGGAAGAGGGCGAGCTGGATGGCTGGCTGGCGACCTATAGCGAGAGGTCTGCGCAATCCCTGGCCCGCGACGCGACGGCTGAGCTCATGGCCGCCATGCGCGAAGGGATCCGCGTCTCCGGCATCAAGCCAGAGCGCATGAAGGTGCTCGATCAAATCCTCATCGCGCGCGAGTTTGGGGTCGGCGAGGCCTATCAGGCGGCAAAAGCATGGAATCCAGCCGCGGCCAGGCTGATCGAACAGCGCCCCTTCACAGATGCCGCCCAGTACCTGGACAGCCGGACCGCCGGACTCCGAGTTCCCGTCCAGTATCCAGGACCTCTTCAAGACTCAATTCTTCTTTCGTTGGAGCTACAGCTCTCAAAATCTTTCGGGAAAGGCCGGGCAGCCTCAGGGCGGCGCGGACGATCCATAGTCGGGGACGCGTACCACGAGGCGTTTCACCGGCTGCAGGAGTTCCTGTTCCCGACTGAAAAGGCTGCATTGAAGACCCCAGAGGCGAAAGAGGAAATGGTCGCCCTGATCAAAAAGGGAGGCGGCGTCTACCAGCCTGACATGGACATTGACGAGATCCAGGCCGAGGCTTTTGCCGTGTGGGCCTTGCGCAGATACGAGGCGCGGACGAAGGGATCAGCTGTTCAGGCGGTTTTCTCCGCTATCGGGGAGCTGGTGAACAACGTCGGTGCCGTTGTGCGCGCCATCAGGAAGAAGTCGCCAACCGTTGTTGACGTTTTCGAGGACGCGTGGAACGGAGCGGTCGGAGATCGCTCCGACAAGGTTCTTCAGAAACTGGGCAACCCCGACCTGCTTCGCATTGCAGGCGAGGTTGACGCGCAACTTGCCAGGGTTCGCCCTGACATTGCTCAAAGAGTTCGGGCCGAGGTCGACCGCAGGTATGCGCAAGTCGAAGCCGACCTGGATGATTGGAACAATCGCAACCGCGAAGGAGGCTGCTGATGTCTAGCTGCGAAGAGCTCTACCAAGAGAGACAGCAACTGCTCGCCGAAAAACGAGCACTTGAAGACGCCGGCAACCGCCTTCGCCTGCGGGCCTCACAAGCGCCTGCGCCCGATGGCGGCGATTATCTGGATGGCGTCCCCCAGAATCGGCTTGACGAAGAACTGCGCCGCCAGGCAGAACTGCTCGACAACGACCAGTTCAACGCCTACATCGAGCGGGCGCTTGAGACGACGCCACGCGTCGACATTGGCGGCGACCAGCCGATCAACTTCAAGCAGCTGCTGGCCAATTACGACATCGAGACCGCTGAGGACTACGCCAAGCTCGCCCAGCTGCTGACCATCTCCAACCGGCGCCTGAACCCCCAGGACTACGCCTTCATCACCGAGCAACTCGGCCAGGAGCGCATCGCCCAGCTGGTGGTCAGCAGCTACCGGGATCTCAACCTGGACGTGAACAACGTCATGGCCCTGATGGCCAATGACGCCGCAGCGTTCAACGCCATCCCCGAGCGGATGATCCGCCTGCGTGTCGCCAAGGAGGGCTACCGCGACGCTTACCTCGACAAACTCGATGAGATCAGCGCCGCGATCCGCGCGGGAGACGTTCCGGCCGACCTAAAGGGTTCTGCGTTCAAGGCTTGGAAGCTGGCCCTGGTCTCCGAGCGCCACTACAGCCTCGCCGGCCGCCGCACTGGCCAGGCCCTCTACGCCCGCCGCGGCGCAGTGGACAGCCCTGGCGCCATGGACACCGAGCTAGCGGATCAGCTGGCCGACGGCCGCCTGTTTGAGCCCGATGCGCCGGAGGTGCAGGGTGCGCTGACGATGACCCCGGAGGAGCTGATGCGCGACGACCACTTCGCCCGGGTGGTCGATGCCGTCGATGACGCCAAGGTCAACCCAGAGCGTGCGGCCGAAACCATCGAGCAGCTCAAGCTCATCACTCAGCTCGATGGGGTTGATCCCAAGAGCCGCCTGGGCGACAAGCAGTGGTTCAACCTGCAGATGCGGCGCGGCAATGCGCTGGCCAAAGACAGCCAGCTGCTGAACGCGATGACCCAGTTCAAGACGAACGCGGGCAGCAACATCGGCATGTTCTTCCTGGGCCCCTACCGCCAGGCCTACGAGAACATCGGCCTGCTGACCCCAGCCGGCACCAAGCTCACCCGCGAGCAGTGGGAGGCGACCAAGGAAGGCTTTGGCGTCGCCTGGAACAGCGTCAAGTTCGGCCTGGACATGACGCGGGCATCCGCGCGCGAGCTGTTCACCAGTGCCTTCAAAGAGGGCGTCGCCCCATTCGGCGGCAACGCCGACACCTACGGCCGGCAGATCTCGACCAACCAGCAGCTCAAGGCCGAGCTGCAGCAGATGCTCGATATGCCGTTCCGCACGGGCCGCGATTCCGGCATCTGGTCGATCCCCGAGAACGTCGGCGTCTTCCGCAACAAGATGCACGCTGCCTGGCGGCTGTGGGCGGAGAGCATGGGCGCCAAGGTGCTCACGCCCGGCTTCCGCATGATGGCCGGCGTCGACAACACGGCCGGCTACTTCTTCCACCTGTTCAAGATCAAGAACGACCTGGAGATCAGGGCCAGGCGCGACGGCGCCCAGCTCGGCCTGTTCGATCAACGCAGCCGCGATGAGTGGGTGCAGTCCGAGCTGGACAAGGCCTTCTATCAGCTGGGGCCGACT